CGTCGGCTGGCCGTACTCGATGCTCGAGAGCCCCGCGTCCACGGCACACCCCGCGACCTCCACCGTGGTCAGGTCCGCAGGCTCGTCGTATACGGACGAAGCCACATGGCCGTAGCCGTTTTGGATCTGCTCCAGTCGTATGGCCCGCCGGGGCGTGTAGATGCCCCGCTTGTCGCCGGCCACGCTGAAATGCGTCTCGTCCAGCATGGCCAGGGCGTCGGCCTCGGCCGTCCACCAGTCGCCTGCCGGGGCATCACCCTTGAGCGTGCCGTCGTCATTGAGCGCCACGTTCAGCCGGGCCTTCAGGCTCGGGGCGCTGCCCCGGGCCTCGCCCAGCTCGTGCTTGAGATTCGAGAGGGCCAGCGAGGCCAGGGCGTAGTCCACCCAGCCGGCCTCGCCAAACTCCGGGTTGCCCGTGTACACGTATAGCACGCCGGATCCGCGGTCCGTGCGATAGCACGGCTGCCCGACCAGCGGGCTGTCCGGAAAGCTCGCGCCCGAGAACTGCGAGCGCAGCGCGTCCAGGCTGGCGCCCAGCAGCCCGTACAGTTGGCCCATGGCGGTCTGCCCGGGAATCGGTTTTTGAAAGTCTCGGCTCATGGATTGCTCCTATTCGCTGTAGGCGGATAAGGCGATGTCGCTAGACTGAAAGCTGCGGTTCCAAAGGCCATGGTGTGGCGGGATCATCCGGCCCGTTCCAGGGAAAACCCTCCTGCGCCGGCACATCCCGCAGCGCCTGCCGATACTCTTGCCAACTTCGGCGCATGGCCTCGTTCGCATGGGGGTAGTCCGGCAAGGCGTGGCAGTCCGAGGCCATGAGCCGTCTGTTGCGTTCGACGCGCACGGCGTCGGCGTCTTGGGCCAAGCGCACGTCCGCAGGCATCTCGGGCCGGCTCAGCCTTGCCCCTGCCGGCAGCGGGCCCAGCTCAGCCATCACCCGCCCTGCATGGCTCCAGTCGTCCTCAGGCAGCCAGTAATGCTCTCCCCTCCGGTCTTCCACGATCTCCCAGACGGAGCCTGTCCAAAGAGCAACCTGACCGGCGAAAACTGCAGGTGGCTCATCAAATACGCAGAATGCAGGCAGTGACGGAGTATTCGGCCTCCGTGGATTAGGCACCAGGGGACATCTACCCTGATATTCACCAGTGAATTGATCATATCTATGTCCATACATGGCGTATTCCTATGCGTATTTAATCCATGCTGGGTATGCAATATTGCGAGGACGATTTTCATTTGCGGTTGGGACTACAAGAGCAGCATTAAAGCTAATCGTACTTACACCGCTCCCACTTGTTCCCACACCCCATGTTGAACCCTGCCTGGGGTTCTGAAAGGCACCTGATGCATAGTGGTTCTGATCTCTGGTAACAAATGCACCGAAAGAGCCTACAATATTGCGTATGGCGTCGGACTGCAGACTGCCATGTCCACGTCCGGCATCCACCCCACGGCCTCGATCCAGCGCGCGGACAAATTCCGCATTGATGAGCGGCACGCGAAACGTGGACACACCGTCGCCGACACTGAAGCAACCCTGCCCTGCATTTTGCCAATTGTACTCGGACACCGCAGAGGACTCGACCTTCGCCCATAATTCCGGGTAGTCGGTGCGCGGCAGGAGCTGGCCACTCGTAGCAATGCATAATGGCGGCGCATAACCGGGGATCACGTTGTAAAACAATGTGCCGATGGGAGCGCCGCCCGTGTCGTCGGCATCCATGTAGGATCGATGCCAGCGGCCAGGATATGCGCTGCCGTCTGCCGGCACGATCACGGTCCTTCCATCCGGATTGGCCATGCTGTCGGCATGGTACCGCCACATGGAAATCTGACCCTCGATCTCGACGATAGCCAGTTCGCTGTCGGCGATGCTCGCGTGTGGCATGGCATCGAGCGCGCCGGGCGCTCCACCCGTCAGGGCCGTGAGGCGCAGGAGGACTGCCTGGCCTTGCACGGCAGCTTCCAGCTGGGCTGGAGTGGCGGCTCCGACCTTCTCCGGGGAAGGCACGTTGTAAATGTCCTGCCCATACTCCACCACGCTGAGCCCGGAATCCACGGCGCACCCCGTGACCTCCACCGTGGTCAGATCTGCCGCCTCGTCGTAAGCAATACCCTCGGCTACATGGCCGTAGCCGTTCACGGCCTGCTCGAGGCGCACGGCCCGGCCAGGCATGTAGATGCCCCGCTTGTCTCCGGCCACGCTGAACGTGGACTCGGAGACGTAGGCCAGGGCGTCGGCCTCGGCCGTCCACCAGTCGCCTGCCGGGGCATCGCCCTTGAGCGTGCCGTCGTCGTTAAGCGCTACGTTCAAGCGGGCCTTGAGGCTCGGGGCGCTGCCCCGGGCCTCGCCCAGCTCGTGCTTGAGATTCGAGAGGGCCAGCGAGGCCAGGGCGTAGTCCACCCAGCCGGCCTCGCCGAGCTCCGGGTTGCCCGTGTACACGTAGAGCACGCCGGTGCCGCGGTCCGTGCGAAAGCACGGCTGCCCGACCAGGGGGCTGTCCGGAAAGCTCGCGCCCGAGAACTGCGAGCGCAGCGTGTCCAGGCTGGCGCCCAAGAGCCCGTACAACTGGCCCATGGGAGTCTGCCCGGGAATCGGCTTTTGGTAATCTTGACTCATGCCAGCTCCTATCCTGTCAGCTCTTCACCATCACCTGCCAGGCGTGGAGAACGAGGCATGCGCCCCGCCCTCCTGCGCCTGGCGTTGCCCAGGCCTAGTATTTGATGCAGGCCAGCAGGGCCATGTTGCGCGGCCGGGTCTCGTCGCCGCCGGTGTAGCCGGTATACGTAGTGGCGGATGCGTAGCCACTCGCATTGTCGGTATACTTGGTGCTGTTTGTTTTAACCTGCGCGCCGCCCGTATGAGTGTGGCTTTGGATTTGCTGCGCCTGGGCCGAGCCGAAGACGCGGTTAGCGTCCACGCCAGGCCGGAGGCCTGACCAGCTGCGGATGAACTCGCCGCGCAGATCGGGCAGCACGAGATGCGCGCCCGTAGTGTCGCGCGAGGTGCTGGCATGCTCCGGGTCCGTGCAGCGATAGCCCCATAGGGCCGTGGCGTTGTTCGCGTCGCCGACGTAGATCGCGGCATCCAGGGCTGTGTACGTGCTCCGCTCCACAGCCTTGCCATCACACGACAGCCAGCCGATGGGCGCATTCTTGGAGGCGAAATGGGCGATCAGGCCGGGCGGGGGCGTATTGGCTGCCGGGAGGAGCAGCGCGCTCATCTGCTGCAGAATCCAGCGCCCAAGATTCATGCCCGCGTCGTCCGGCTTGATGATGGCTGGTTCACTCTCGGCGGCCGTGCTCGTGGCGTCAAAACGGTAGATGTGCAGCGCCCCGCCTGACACTGCCACGGCCAGGTCGTCCGCGGCGATGCCGGCCCGGGGAATGGCGTCCAGGGCGCCTGCGCTGCCGCCGATCAGCGTATTGCAGCGCAGGAAGCGGGCCTGGGCCTTGCTGTCCAGGCTGGCCTGCAAGCCGTCCACGGCCGCCACGGCGTGGCCGTGCGCGGGCATGTTGCCGGGCTCCTGCCCGAACTCCACGGCCGAGAGGTCCGTGTCCACGGTGATGCCGCCCACAACCACGCTGGTCCGGTCCGCGTCGGCGTCGTACGTGGCCGACTCGACATGCCCTGTCCCGCTTACGAACTGGGTGAGCTTGAGGGCCCTGCCGGGCAGGTAGATGGCTCGCTTGTCTCCCACGACCGTGAACATGGAGCCCGAGGCCCAGGCCACGGCATCCGGCTCGCTGTTCCACCAGTCCGAGGCCGGAGCATTGCCCTTGAGCGTGCCGTCGTCGTTCAGGGCCACGTCCAGGCGGGCCTCGAGGGATGCCGCCGTGCCCCGAGCGTCCGTCAACTCGGTGCGCGTGGAAGAAAACAGGGACGAGGCGGAGCTGACGTCGATCCAGCCACCTTCGCCCTGGGCTTGACTGTCGGTGAACAGGTAGAGCCCGCCGCGGTCGGTGCGATAGCAGAGCTGACCGGCCGAAGGGCTGGCCGGGAAGGCCGTGCCCGAGAAGTGCGAACGCACGGCGTCGAGGCTGTCGCCGAGCAGCCCGTACAGCTGTCCGAATTTCGTTTCGCCGGAAACCGGCTTCCTGAATGCCTGACTCATCTAGAAACCTCCTACGCGAATGTCGACGGTGCCGGTTGTCTTGGCCCCGCTGGGGTTGAAAAGGCGCACGGTGAACCTGTCGGACTGCTTCTCCACCACGGGGTAGATGCCGGCGGTCCCGAGCACGGTGACGTTGACGTGGTATGTGCTCAGGATGATCAGGCCCAGGTCGTCGTAGAGCCGGTACGTCCTACCCGCATTGGCGTCCGTGATCTGCACGCCCGGGAGCAGGGCGACCTGGTCCGGCGCATCGACCACCGGGCTGATGGCCATGTAGGCGAAGTAGTGCTGATACGATTCGAGCACGGTCCTGTAGCGGGCCTGGCAGGCGCGTATGCCCTTGAAATCCACGCCCGAGGTCCACAGCTCCCAGTCCGACCAGGCCAGTCCGTCCTCTGAGCAGCGGTATTCCGGCACATAGGTGCTCAGACCCGTCACGGAGGTGTCCGTGTCCAGTGGATGGGTCAGGTTGGTGCGCTCCGGGTAGCTCAGGTCCGTGGCTTCGCCGTTCACGGTCAGGCAGTCCGCCCCCATGCTCCACCGGAAGTCCGCCGGCCGTCCGAGGTCGAACACCCTGCTCGTGAAGATGCCTTCGCAGATGTCTCCGCGATAGGCCGCGATGTCCTGGTCCGTGATGCCTGGATCGAACTGGCTGTCCACGAGGCTCGGAATCCAGGCCACGCGTTCCTGCATTGGCAGCCAGACCAGCCCCTCCAGGCTCGCCTGGCCCACGTAGTCCGGGATCTCGTTCCCGCCGAGCACGACGTTGACGGCCTGCTCCAGGCTGATCGTGGCCACGGATGTGGCCGCGTCCCGGCTGTAGTTGTCGCCGTTGTCCAGGGCCTTGATCAGGAAACTGTAGGTGCCCGAGCCGGGCGGCCGCCAGCGCGCGCTGTTCTCCTGCACGCCGTCCACGCAGACCTTGGCGCTCTCCCAGGTTTCGCCATAGCGGATCTCGTAGCCCCACAAGTCCATGTCCGGGATGTGCTCCCAGCGGAAGGCGATCTCCTCGCCGGCGACATAGGCCAGGAAGCCCTCCACGTCCGAGGGCGGCGCGAGCTTGCCGAGCACGGTCACCTTGGCGGTCTGGCCATCCTCGGCAGCGCTCGTGGCCGAGACGGCCACTTCGTAGGTCCGGCCGGCCTCTAAAGGCATGTCCACGCGGAAGCTGGGCAGAAGGCTCAGGCCCATGCGCGCCCAGTCCGTCACACCGGGCTCGCGCAAGAAGACTTGCCAGGCCATGGCCATGCCGCGCCAGGACAGGTCGAGGATCGAGCGGCCCGATCCGTCCGAGCCCATGGTCCAGACCTCCTTGGCGATAAGGCCCTCCACGGCCGGCAGACTGTTCACGGGATCCAGGGCTCCATCCGGCACGTTGCCCTCGTAGACCTCGGGCAGGTATTCCAGGGCCGTGATCCTGCGCCGCAGGTCGGACGAGCGGGTGATGGACAGCACGCGGAAGGCCTTGCTGACCCGTTTGCTTTCGCCGAAGGCGTACAGGTCCCCGGCCTGAGGCAGGCCGTGGGTCCAGTTGCCGGCCAGGCTGAGCACGGAAGTGCTTGTCTCCTGGGCCACGCCAGCTATGGCCACCTCCTCGCGCTTGTCGTCCTGGTTGCGCTTGAGCTGAAGCACGTAGCCCTTATCTCCAACCTTGCCGGGCAGGAGCGTGACCTCCCGGTCCAGCTCCACATAATCCGGCCCGGCCGAGAGGATGCGACCCGAAAAGCCCCATTGCGGCACGTCGTGCGACACGTCGATGACGTCGCCCGGCATGCAGGCGATGGCATCGGCGTCCGCGTCGAAGGAGACCGTCAGGCTCAGGTAGCGGTTGCGGTTCAGCAGGGCCTGGGCATGGGCCAGGGCCTGGCTGCGCGAGGTGCAGCCGAAGAGCGTCTCCGCGCGTTTCTTGATGCCCTGGCTGGAGGTGTCGAAGCCGTGCTGGTACAGCTCAACGGTCTGGCGACTGTAGCCGAACGCGGCGTCGAAGTAGGTGATCTCCACCGCATTGGCGCGCTCCTGGTAGGCCAGGAACTCCTCGCGGTAGGAGTCCGCGACCATGTTGCCCATGGTGAACAGGAAGCGCTGCATGGACATGGGTGCTGTCCACGGCCGGTCCACGATGCAGGTGAACAGCGAGCCCATCTGCACGATGGTGCCCCGTCCGAGTGTCGAGAGCATGTCCAGGGCCCGGCGCAGGCTGCTCGGCGAGTCGAAGTACAGGTTGCACTCGAGCCCCTTCTCCTCGCACCACTCAGCCCAGGACTTGAAGGCCGGGTAAAGGATACGCTCGACCGGCACGTTGCCCGCCAGCTCGCTACGCAAAAGGTCATAGCAGGCCCAGGCCGGATTGGTCGGCCGGTGCTCGGCCAGATCCTGCTCCGGATCGTACACGAGCACACTCGAGCGTTCCGCCAGGCAGGTGATGCGCGGCATGCCGCCGGAGAGCTGGTCCGTGGCCAGAGCGCGCACGGCGAGCAGGGCCGTGCCCGGGTAGCTGAAATCGTCGGTGATGGAGGTCTGCACGAACTCCAGGTAGGCGTCCGTGCCGTAGCTCTGTCCCGTGGGCGGCTGCTCGGCGAAGCGCACGCGCACCTCGTACTCGCCGGCCTCCAGGTTGTCGAACCAGAACACCTGGCGCAGGGCCGAAGGCTTGCTGCCGAGCATCTCCACGTAATCCAGCTCGATCTCGCCGGGAACGTAGATTGTCTCGCCGTAGATCCAGCGCCATATGTAGCGGGAACGGAAGATTCCGCCCACATGACACTGCTTATCCTTGGACGGGTTGTACCGCTCCCCCTCGACATGCGCCTGCCTGTCCTTGGAGCCGGCCTCCAGCTCCACCCATCTCGCTTCGTAGACCTGATACTCGCTATTATAGGAGTTGGCATAGCAGCCGCCGGACCAGTACCAGGTGGTGACCTTGCGCACGGTCAGGTTCCTGCCGTGCTTGCGCGTCCACTCGGTTTCGCCCTTACGGCGCATCTCGATGCACAGCCGGATGACCTGGCTTTCGAACTTGCCCTTCTTGCTGATCTTATACAGGCCGCCTGGGCACAGGATGCAGATGCCGAGCCCCTGGACCGTATTGCCGGGGATCTCCCGCGCGGCCCAATCCATGTCGATCTTGGCCTGCAGCGGGATGTCCGTTCTGAGGTCGTTGAAGTGCTGGATCGGGCTCTGGTTGGCAGCACCCAGGCGCGTCTCGACCTGCACGTCCCTGAACTTGCTCGCGGGCTGGCCGTTGATCTCCACGTCGCCGATGCTCTGCAGCTCGTGGTCGGCCACGGCCATGAGCACATGCAGGTACTGCTTGTCTCCGACTGTCTCCACGTACTTGGCGATGATGGGCGGCGCCACGCGTTGCCTGCCGTAGAGCACGGGCAGGGTCACGCCCTCGCTCGAGGCATTGGGGCTCGGGTCCCAGCCGTAAGTCGGGGAATTGCCTTGATTGCTATTGGGTCCGCCGAAATCCGGGGTCGTTGGCGGTATGAGCGCGTTCACGGCATAAGAGCCGGCAAGGCTGATCGCAGCACCAGCCATAGCACCGACCATTGCGCCTACCATTCCCGTACTGAGCCCTGTAGCAGCACTGACGCTACCAGCGAAAGCTGATCCAGCAACTACTCCACCGACCCCATAACTCACTACGGCTGCCACGATCGTCACCACGACCATGGCCACGATGCGCCAGGTGTTCTTGCTGTCGCCGCCGCCCATGGGCCGGGCCGTAACGACCACTGAGTCGTCCGCCAGGGGCACCAGGTCCAGGGCGCCCTCGGCCACCACCCGGCCGTTGATGCAGGCCACGATGTCGAAGCCCGCGGGCGCCAGGGGGTGCAGCTCGGCCATGTAGGCCCGCAGGGGCCTGCCCGGCTCGACCTCCACCAGCTCCGTGGAGCGCAGCGGGTCGAGCTGGTTGCGCACATAATGGATCTTCAAGCATTCCACGTGTAGTACCCCTTGATGCGTCCGGCCCAGAACTTGTCGCCGATATGCGACAGGATGGAGCCGGTCTTCTCCAGGCAGTGAATGAACAGGCCCTGGCCCACGTAGACCCCGAAGTGCTGCACGCTTCCGGGCGCGGCCGGGTCCAGGGCCATGCACACGGCGCAGCCCGGCTCCGGGCGCTCCACGCGCCGCCATTTGGCGGCCAGCTCGCGGGCCGCGGTCTCGCCGATGAGCTGCGTGGCAAAGGCCGACAGCGCATAGTCCGGCACCTCGTGGCCGAAACGCTGCATGGCCAGGCGGAACAGGCCCCAGCAGTCCAGGCCCTGGGCCGGGTCGCGGCCGCCGTCCACAAAGGGGATGCCGGCCAGGTCGCGCAGGTCAGGACGCAAGGTACACCCCCGGCGTGCCCACGCCCGGAAAGCCGCCGAAGCGCTCCGAGTTCTTCAGCGCGCGGCAGCGGCTCAGGGTCTTGTCGCAGCCGTCCGCCTCGCCCCGATAGCCGCAGCGCGCGTCCCTAAAGCGGAAGCGGCAGGCGTTCTTGCGCAGCATGGCCGTGGGAAAGCGCAGGTCGAAGGGATTGCTCGCCCCGAGCACGAAGGTGGCCCACTTGGCGTCGGTCTTGGGCTGCTTGAGTTCGAACAGGTGCTCCACCACGGGCACGCCGCTTCCCAGGTCCGCCGTGTTGAGCACGATGATGCTCACCGTGATGGGCGAGAAGCCGAAGCGCTTCACATAGGCATCGTAGTCGTGGATGTAGCGCTCCAGGGCCCGGCTCACGTTGGAAACCTTGAGTTCGATGCGCGGCACCTCGCCCTTGGAGGTGTCGCTCAGTTCGTCGATCTCGAAGGGGAAGGCGATCCACTCCACGCCGCGCCAGGTGACGTTCTCGGTGTTGCTCACCACGCGGATGGGCTCGTCCACACCCGGCACGCTGATCTCCAGCGCCAGGAGGAAGGCCTCGCTCGTGGCGAGCCTGTTCTTCTCCTCCAGCACCACGGATGAAAGAGGGATGGGCATGACCTAGACCTCCTCCATGAGACACTGCACGGAGCGGCGGCCGGGCTTGCTGATGGTTCCCGGCAGCTCGTCCCCGCTGAAGCGGCACACATGCAGCACATGCGTCCTGGGATGCTCCCACTCGAAGGCGCTGCCCTGGTTGTCCATGAAGAAGCCGGCCAGGATCTGGTATTCGATTTCCGGCAGCGAGCTCCAGCTGAGCGACCAGCGCCGCCTGGCCCGCGTGAACCTGGGCCGGGTCTGCACGTAGCCGGCCTCGAACTCCTGGCGCACCTGCGGCTTGTAGAGCCGCTCGTCCAGGCCGTAGTCGGGCGCGGTAATGGATGGAAAACGCGGCAGGGCCATATTCTATCCTCCCAGGGAGGTCCGCAGACCGCCCCTGTTGCGTTCAAAGGCGTCGAGCCACAGGGAGACCACCAATCCCTGGATGTCGTTGCTTGCCTCGGACTTGGAGACCTCGAGTTTCTCGCCGCTTTCGTTGTGGATCTCCACGCGCACGCTCTGCGGCGCGGAGTTGTCGGCCACCCGCACGCCCAGATCACCGGACGCGGTCCTGGACAGGGGCATGATGGCCTCGGGTCCGGCCTCGCCCATGAGCCCGACCCCGCGGGCAAAGGGGAAGACCGTGGGCCGGCTGACGATGCCGCCCTTGGCAAAGGCCATGACGCCCGACTGGTCGAAGGCCAGGCCATGGGCGGCATAGACCGGTTCTGCTATCGGGTAGCCGCCATAGGTTGTGCCCCCGGTCGTGCCTCCGCTTCCACTGCCCAGCCAGCCACTCAGGGCGCTGCCCAGGTAGGAGCCGACCGTCTTGGCCAGCCAGCCCGTGGCCATCTGGATGGCGATGCGCTTGAGGTCGTCGATGATCGAATCGGTCATGGACTTGAAGTTCGCCTTGCCGCCCGCTGCAACGGTCTGGATGACCTGGCCGAATTCCTCCATGGTGTTCTTGCCGAGCGCCTTGATCTCGTCCGAGACGTCCATGGCCTTTTCGCCCCACTCCTCCATTTCCTTGATGCCGACCTGGACTCTCTCCTTGGTCTTCTCCGTGGCCCAATCCCAAGCCTGGCCGCTTTTCTCCGACAACCAGCTCCTATTCATAGATGCCTGCTGGCTCTGGGCCTCCATGTCGGCCGCGGTCACGGGCCCGGACAAATCGGAGACGGAGCCAGCGGGATTGCCGAGGCGCAGACTGCTCAGAGCGGTGCCGCCCGCGGCCACGGTCTTTTTATGCGCTTCCGCCGTGCCGAGAGCGGCCGCGGACACCTGCTGCATTTCCTTGGTGGCCGTGCGCAGCTCGGCGCTCGCCTGAGTGAGCGTCCGGAGATCCTTTTCAGTGAACTTGTATTCATTCGTCGCGATGGCCATGCTTCACCGCCTGCTTGCGGCTAGGGGTTATGGCCGGCCGGGCGGGCTTTAACCCGTCCGGCCGGCGCGCTCCTCGCGCTCCTGGTACATCCGCCGCAGCGCTTCGGCCTCCAGGAGCCTGATCTTGCGCCACAGGGAGCGCGTGGGCTCGATGCCCAGCCAGTGGGCTGTCACCTCCACGGCCGGGTAGGAAAGGCCCACGGCGCCACCCGGGCCTACTCGCCACTGCGTCTGGAGCGCTGTCCACAAGGCCCAGGCCGCGCGGTTTTCGCGCGCAAGCTCGGGCGCTTTCCACTCGCACGTGGCGCATGGGGGCTGGCCTCCATGATCTGTGCGGCAGGTCTGGCAGTAGGACTGCCGCGTGGCGTCGGCCGCCCACTGCCAGACCGCTACGAGTTTTTTTCAGTGTCCGGGCTGCCGAAGGTCTCGGCCAGCACGGCCCGGTGCAGCGCGGCCACGTCCCTGTTGCTCTGTCTGGCCCTGGCCCAGGCCTCGGGGCAGGTCTGCTCCAGGGTCTCGCGCATGAGCTGCCGGCGGCCGGCGATGCGCTCATGGTCGCTCTTGTTCTCGTCCAAAAGCTCACTCTCGCGGGCCAGATAGGCGTCGGCCGCCTCAAAGGACAGGCCGCAGAATTCCACTTCGGCCCCGGACGGCAGGGTCAGCTTGGGCATGTGGACTCCTAATAGCCGGCCACGTCGTTGGTCAGCGTGACCACGACGGCGCTGTTGTTCACGGCGTCGTCGCCGAAGTAGGCCTTCCAGGGCAGCTGGATCTTCACGCCCTGCGGGCCCTCGATGGCCGGGGCCTGCTGTTCGAGCACGACCTCGGGGAACAGGAAGGACAGGCTGTGCGTGCCGCTGGTGAAAGACAGGCGCAGGCTCGTCTCGGCCATGTTCACGGCCTTGTTAAGCAGCGTCGCGTCCTCGAACAGGGCGCTCAGCGTGCCGCTGATGCTGGCCACGCCCTCGGGCAGGCTGTTGCGCGTGCCCTGGCCGCCGATGACGTAGTTGCCGGTGTCCAGGCCGAAATCCATCTCCAGGGAGAACTCGGTGCAATTGGCCAGCGCTACGCCGTTTTCCTCGATCGAGGCCTGGAAGTTCTGGAAACGGTCGAAGGCGATGGCCGCCGGGTCGAGCTGGTAAGGCGTGGCCGAAGGCGCGGACTCGGTGGCGCCGACGATGCCGATGCTGGCCACGAGTTCGGCGTCGCCGCCAACGGACATGGACAGCTTGGAGGCCTTGCAGCCCGAGCAGAAGATGTACTGGCCGATGTCCTCGAAGCGCTTCTCCAGGCCGAAGCTCGGCATGGCCTCGCCAAGCTTGAAGGTATGCGTGTAGGGGCCTGCGCCGGTGGTGGCCGGCGCGCCGAACATGGCTTTGAGCCAGTTGCCCATGGCGCGCACGTCCACGGGCACGCTCAGGTCGCCGGCCACGTCCATGTTGCCGGCAAAGGGCATGACCGGATCGCGGCGGCCGGTGATGGTCTGGGCGGCCTGCAGCGTGCGCGTGCCCTTAACGCTGCAGGTGTTGAAAGGCATGGCCTTGCCGGCCTTGACGGCCGGGGCGGTCTTGTAGCTCTGCTCGAAATCGAGGAGCAGCTTGGATTTGGAACCCTTGGCCTGCATGATGATTTCCTCCTATCAGCCTAGTGTTTTCGGTAACTTGGCGGTCACGAGCATGGTCAGCTCGAAATATCCGTCCTCGGGCGAAGTGCTCTGGGCTTCGATGGGCCCAAGCGTCTCCACGTCCACGGCGCCGCTGATGGCCGCCTGCACGCGCGGCAAAAGCTCGCTGCGCAGGCGCTTGAGGCCCCGGTACTCCGTACGGTTCGTGGTGCTCTCCACTTGGTCATCGGCCACGCCGAGCAGCACCGCGACCTGCAGTTCGTGCAGCTTGACCTCGCCCGTGACGCTCTTTTGCGGGTCGAAAGCGATGTACGGGCAGTCGAGCTTGCCGGGCTTGCTGCGCGGGTTCACGCCCACAAAGCGCGCAAGCGGCCGGCCGAAGGTGGCGCTGATCCAATCGTTCAGCTCCGTGTTGGCGGCCACGGCCGCTTCCCAGGCTGTACACAGGTCGTAGCTGTCCATGCCGTCTTTCCTCGTAAGGGCTCGTAAAGGTTGTGGCCCCATGGGCCGGCCCATGGAGCAGCCCATGGGTAGTCAGACAGGCGCAGGATAGTCGGGAGGACGAAAAGACGGGATGGCGTGGTGCAGGATATGCGCGCTATGACGGGGGCATGCGGAGCGGACTTGGCGGAAGAGGAAGGCAGAGGCCGCGGACAGCGGCCCCAGGGCTCGGGGCAGCCGCTTGACGAGCGGGATAATTCATTAGAATATTTGAAAACTTGTCTCACCCGGCCTGCGCAACGCGTGACGTTACCCTGCGTTCCCGCGCGCCTTGCGGCAATCCGCGCGAGCGGGTCAGCAGGCCAGGCAAGTGAGGCAGGTCAGGCAGGTCAGCCAAATCAGGCAGGCAGATACGGCGAAAAAGGCCTTCGCGCACAGGCTGGGCAAGATGCACGCCTGCGCGAAGCGCAGCCGTATCGGATGTCACTCGTACGCAAGGAGGCTGCGATGAAACGTTCCGAGCAGGCCCAGTCCCAGCACGACAGCATGGCCTTCACCCTGGCCGGCTACCTGGGCCGCACGCAGGGCTGCGCCCTGGTCAAGGCCGACGGCATCTGCGGCTATGAGCGGCCGGACCCGATCAAGAGCGATGGCCAAAGCCTTGTCCCGGATCTCATGGCCTGGCGTTCGAAGCCCTCCATCGCCAAATCCGTGTCCCCCAACTACATCTGCGAGGTCGAGACCGCCTGCAGCATCAGCTCCGAGCACGCAGCCGGCCAGCTCGGGGTTTTCGCCGCCGAGGCCAAGCGGGTCGGGGCGGAGTTCATCCTGCTGGTGCCCAAGGCCGTGGTGCCTGTCGCGCGCGATGTCCTCACCAAGCTCGGCATCCACAACGCCAAGATCATGTCCCTGTCGGAATAGAGCATTTTGCTTTTGAGAATGCTCTGCAAGCCCTGCGCAGGTGCAGGCGCAATTCACTTGCGCCGTCAACGCCGGAGCAGGCGTCTTCAAGCAAATTGCATTTGAAATGGGGGGTCCAGGGGAATCATTCCCCTGGTGGGAGGGTCTGGGAGGGCAAAGCCCTGCCCAGTTTCTGTCAGTTCTTGTGCAAAACGCTCAACAAGCAATCTGCCATACAAAGGCCCCGGTCGCCCGGGGCCTTTGTGTATCGATTGGTCGCAACAGCCGGCGGACCTGCCGGCAGCGTCACACCAGGGGCTGGCTAGGCGTCCTTCAGCTCCTCCACCAGGCGTTTGAGCACCTGGGCTTGGCCGGCCAGCTCCATGACGGCCTTGGCCGCCTCGCCCATGGCCTGGGCCGTCTCCGAGGAGATGGCGCTGACCTGCTCCACGGCGCGGCTGATCTCCTCGCTGGCCGTGGACTGCTGCTCCGAGGCCGTGGCGATGCCGCGCACCTGGTCCGAAGCCTTTTCCACCAGCTGCACGATCTCCCGCAGGGCCTCGCCGGATTCGCGGGCCAGCTGGGTGGCCTGCTCGATGGTCTGCACCGAGCGGTCCACGTTGTCCATGTTCTTGCGCGTGCCCTGCTGCACGCCGCGGATGGCGTTGCCGACCTCGGTGGTGGCCTGCATGGTCTTCTCGGCCAGCTTGCGCACCTCGTCGGCCACCACGGCGAAGCCGCGCCCGGCATCTCCGGCGCGGGCCGCCTCGATGGCCGCATTGAGGGCCAGCAGGTTGGTCTGGTCGGCGATGTCCGAGATGACGTTCATGATCCGGCCGATGGCCTCGGCCTGCCGTCCCAGATCCTCCATGTCCTTCTTGAGCGCCACGGACTGGTTCTGCACCTCGCCTATGCCGGCCAAAACCCGGCCCACGATGGCCGCGCCCGCCTCGGCCTTGGTGCGCGCCCTGTCCGAGACCGCGGCCGCGTCGCCGGCGTTCCTGGCCACCTCGAGCACCGAGGCGTTCATCTCCTCCATGGTCGTGGCCGTCTCGCCGATGCGCTTGGACTGCTCGTCCACGCCCTTGTCCGACTGCTCGATCTGCGCCGACAGCTCCTCCGAGGACGAAGACACGACCTCGACCACGCCCTCCAGCCTGGCCGCGGCCTGCAGCATGCCTTCGCGCTTGGCCGACTCGGCCTGGGCCTTGGCCTGCTGGGCCTCCTGCGTGGCCTTGCGGGCCTGCTCGGCCTGCGCCTCGGCCTCGCGGGTCTTGGCCTCGGCCTGGGCGAACATGCTGCGCAGGTTCTCGACCATGCGCCCGAGCGCCTGGGCCAGCATGCCGATCTCGTCGCGATTGGTGACCGTCAGGGTCTGGTCCAGCTGGCCGTCGGCCACCCTGGAGGCAAACTCGGCGGCGCGGATGATGGGTTTGGTCAGGGAGCGGGCAACGACCACGGAAAGGCCGAGCATGAGCAGGCCCACGAGCGCGGAAATCAGGATCACGGAGCTCGTGATGCTCTGCTGGGTGGTCTCGATGACGTCGCGCCGTATGCCGATGAAGAACATGCCCGCGGTCTTGCCGTTAGCGGCTATGATGGGCCAGTAGGCCGTGTCGTGGTCACTGCCCAGGATCTTGTTGCGGCCGATGAAGGGCTGCGCGCGCTGGATCACGGTCTCCAGGACCACGGGGTTGTCCATCTTCGTGCCCACGGCCCGCTTGCCGTTCACTTGGATGGTGGTGGAGGCCCGCGTGTCACCATCAAAGAGCGTACATTCCACTCCCAAGCGCTGCTTGATGGAGTCCACGAACTTCAGGGAGGCCAGGTCGATGCCGGGCGTGATCACGCCCACGATCCGGCCGTCCAGGCGCACGGGCTGGCCCGCGCGCAGGGACAATTTGACCACCCTGCCCGGCTCCATGCCCACCGAGGCCTGGCCGTTGAGCGCCTTTTGCACATTGGTCTGATTGAGGATGGAGTCCCCGGCCTTGTCCGAGTGGCCGCGCGCCAGGACCGAACCGCGGCTGTCGGCGATGGTGATGAATTCGACCCCCGAGGAGCCCATGACCTCCCGGGCGTAGCCGCGCAGGAAGGCGGCGTCGCCCTGGTCCAGGGCCCTGGCCACGTCAGGGTTCTCGGCCATGAGCTTGGCCACGGTCGACAGCATCAGCGCGTTGTCCCGGACCTCATGGTCCAGGCTGTTCATGTAGGTCCGGAGACGCTGCAGGGACTCGGCGTCGAATTCCTTGCTCACGTAATGGTTCACGCCGAACACGATACAGCTTGCCAATAGGACGATGGTGCTTAGGCAAACGCCCAGGATCTTCCAGAAAAATGATATGCGCACAGGTTCCCTCCGAATACCGCATCAGGTAGCAAGCACTCAGTACCGGTACATCCAATGCACCATACGTACTGTCCCAAACGCCCTCGAAGCACAGGCCTGCGACAGGCCAAACATTGCTCTGGAACGAGGCATCAACGCCTCGTGAATTTCGAATCACATATTGCAAATGGTGCCGCAGGCTCCTGCGGCCGGATGTTCAGCTTGCCCTTGCCGCACTGTTTCCGGCAGGAGATGCGGCAAGTACTTTGAGCGTAAATGCAATTTGTCCTGTATCACCAGCCAAAAGCTTACTCAGGCTTTGAAACTATCTATTGATTTCTTAAAAGCTGTTTATATAAGAGCACTTCCCAACAGAAAAGGCAACCTTCTGTCAAGTTGATAAAAAATAACAACAACCTGCGCTGTGGCCATAGATTTCCAGGCAGAAACACCCTTGTGGGATAAGTATTTACAGGGATCACCGCGCATGCCTTCATGGCCTGGCCGAGCAGACCGCCAGGTCATTATTTATTTGGCCTGCGCGCCAGGATGGCTTGCCGGGTCGCTCTGGCGGGGCTACCATGTTCGATTATGCGCGGCATTGCCCTGCTCATGCTCCAGATCGGGCTCCTGGCCATGTTCCTGATCGGGCCCCTGCCCTGGCCCGGGCTTTGCTATGCCCTGCCGGCCAAAGTCATCAAGGTCAGCGACGGCGACACCCTGACCGTGCTCACCGAGGATAAGCGCCAGGTACGCGTGCGGCTGTTCGGCATCGACTGCCCGGAGAAGAAGCAGGCCTACGGCAGCAGGGCCACGGAATTCACCAGAGAAATGGCCGCCCTGCAGGACGTGGACGTGCAGGAGCTGGACGTGGACCGCTACGGCCGCATCATCGGGCGCATCACCCTGGAGGACGGCCGCGTGCTCAACGCCGAGATCGTGGCCCATGGCTGGGCCTGGGTCTATCGGGCATACTGCAAGATGGCCGAATGCACGGCCTGGCTGCAGTTGGAGGCCCGCGCCAGGCAGCAGCGGATCGGGCTGTGGCAGGGCAAGGACCCCGTGCCGCCCTGGGAATGGCGCAAGGCTCGGCGCGAGGAGCGGCGCAAGAAAAAGTAAGGCCCCGGCTTCACGCCGAGGCCCTGTGATTTCCAGTCTCGCCTAGCCGCCCGCCGGCGGCTGCGCCGGCTGCTCGGGCCAGGGGCAGGCCGCATCATCCGGCCCGGCCCAGGGGAAGCCCTGCTGCTCGGGCATGTCCCGCAAGGCCTGCCGATAGTCTTGCCAGGCCTGCCGCGCGGCATCGCCCGCGTGGGGATAGTCGTTCAGGGCGTAGCGATCCGTGGCCGCCAGCCGGCGGTCGCGCTCGGCGCGGATGGCGGTGGCGAGCACATCCGTGGGCCACACCCAAGCGCCGTCCTGCCAATTCTGCCGGGCGTCTTGAGGCGCGCTTGGTACTATTAGGCCGCCGTCAGGCGCGTGCACGCCTGGCCCGAAGGCGCCGATGTAGTTGCCGCTTGCATCGATGTAATGCTTGGTCATGCGTACGCCCTCACAATCAATTTCCAGTTCGCCAGAGTTATATTCAACCGTGCGGTGGTGCTTTTGCTTAATATGGTTGGCACTCCATTTCCCACCTTCACGAAAAGATTTGTCGCTGTAGGAACTACAACCAAACCCCTGCCCGTCGAGCCATCATCATCAGGCGCCGGACCAATTATAACCTCGTCGCCTACACTGTAGCTGCCTTCCGCCACTACACACTTAATTCGGCATTGTACTACTTTAGGATCGACTGGGTTAAGAGCGGAATCCACTAGGCCATGCGCCAGAGTGATTGAGCCATTCAGCACCATTATCTGGGGTTCTGAAACGTATGCCGACTGAAATACAACCCCGCTCTTGTCCGCCTTCCCAGCCACCTCGCTGGCCAGGGCCAGCATGTCCACTGTGCCGGAGTAGACAGGCACGCTGGCCGCCTGGATGCAGGGTAGCCAGGAGACGGACTTGGGTTGGGTTTCGTCGTTGCCGAAGGCTGTGATGTAGCTGGTAGAAGTAACGCTTGGCGTCTCTGTATCGCTTGCAGGCAAGACAGTGGTTGAACCACCGACACCGACCGTACGGCTTACCCTAATAGGGTGATTATGCTGTTTAATCCCATCCGCCTGCCACGTACCCACGCCCCGCCCGTTGCTCGGATCAGCGCCGCGCACGAAATCGCGCAGCCTGGGCAGGCGGAATGTGTTCACGCCGTCGCCGTCCGAGAAGTAGCCGACCGACGTTTGCGCCGCCGCCTGGCCCTGCCATTCGGCTTCCGTAATCAGCAGTCCCGAGTTCTGCGCGTACTCCCAGAGCTGCGGCCAAGTGGTCCGGCTGACGCTCGCGCCGTCGTTGACGGCCAGCATGCCCGGCAAAGGCGTGGTGCCCGGCACCCAGATCATGGTGCCCACGGGCAGGCCGCTGCTCAAGCCCTCTCCGCCCGTCCCGCTGCTCAGCCTGGCCACCTCGGCTGCCAAGGCCAGCATGTCCACGGTGCCCGAGTTGACCGGCAGGCTGGCGGCCTGGATGCAGGGCAGCCAGTTGATGGACTTGGGGCGGGTTTCGAAGCCGCCAGAAGATCCGGTAGTAAGGCCTTGGGTTACAAGAGCGCCAGATAGTGTGGTTCCAGACCCTGCTGAACCTATGTTGAACCAAGAGGATGACAATTGATGGTTGTGTGCCTTGAACTCATCCCCCTGCCACAACCCCACCGGCCTGCCATTGCTCGGATCAGCGCCGCGCAGGTAGTCCACGAGCTTGGGCAATCTGAAGGTCGTCGAACCGTCGCCGTCCGAGAAATTGCCGACCGAGGAATGCACCGAGGCCTGGGCTTGCCACTCGGTATCCGTGACGAGCAGCCCGGAGGCTTGCGCGAACTCCCACAGCTCGGGCCAGGTAGAGCGGCCGATGACGTCGCCCGCGTTGACGGCCAGCATGCCGGGAGGCGGCGTGGTGCCCGGCACCCAGACCACCGTGCCCACGGGCAGGCCCATGGCCGCGCCCACCACGCTCCACTCGCCCCAGCCCCCATTCACGCGCCTGCGCCACCAGCCCGGATGGCCCGCGTCGTCCACGCTCCACACGAGCTGCGTGCGGCCGCTATCGGCCGGCTGGACCATGGTCTGCACAAAGCCCTGCACGCCTGCCGGCATGTCTGCGGGCAGGTGCGTGGCCTGGCCTTTCTGCACCGCATACAGGCTGTTGCGCTCGATGGCGTCCAGGTCGCCCGTATAAGCCGTGTGCCGGCCGTCGAGCCCGAAGCCCCGATAACTGTCGCTGTGCGCGGCCAGCCGGCCATCGCTGTAGGCCTTGGCCGCGATCTCGGCCTCGTCGGCCTGCGCTTCCGCGTAGCCCCGCGTGGCCAGCACCACGGCCGGGTCCACCTTGAGCGTGACCACGCTGGTGTTGCTCACCTGCACTATCAGCCGGATGTACAGGTCCTTGCCCGCGCCGTCGGCCAGCTGCGGCTTGTAGGTTTGCGGGTACTTGCCCACGGCGATCAGGTCGTTGTCCACGTCGAACAGGCCGGCCTCGCGCACCGTGAAGTTGCCCACGCTGGTCGGGATGACCAGCTCGGCCACCAGCCAGCTGGCGTTCTGCGGGTCCACGTTCAGCGCGTTGACCGGCCCGCGCCAGGCCTCGCTTTTCAGCGCTGTCTGCGTTTCCGTGGGCTCGTAGTAGCCGCCGCTCACACCCTGGCCCACGGCCATGTGCGTCAGGCTCACGCTCTGGCCCAGGGCCAGGGCGTTGGCCAGCTTGGCGTGGCCCACCTTGGTGAGGATCGTATAGAACTGCTCGGCCATGAATCGTCTCCTAGCTCAGGGGATAAATGGTTACGGTTTCCACGCACTGATATCCGGTGCCCAGGCGCAGCACGCCCGTGGACTGCACCTCCCGCGTGCTCCACGGGTAGACCGTGATAGCCTCGCCGCCGAGCATGGCCCCGGCCAGGCACAGCTGGGCCTTGCCCGTAAGGAATATCTTCAGCCCGGTCATGTGCGAGCGGGCCGCCTTGTACTCGTCCACGAGTTTTTCCAGCAGCTCGTACATGCCCTGGTCCAGGCCCTGGTTGCCGATCTCCAGCACCTCCACGCGGAAGGTGCCGGGCTCGCCGCCGTACTCGAACCAGCGCTCGATGAACGCGCGCATGCCCAGCAGCTCGAAGACCCGGCGCACGGCGAACAGCGTGCCCTTGGTGCGGTGGATCTCGGCGGCCTGCGCAATGAGCGCGCGCTGCTCCTCCTCGCCCGCGGCCAGCAGCCAGCCCTCGTGGCCGTCCAGGTGCTCCTCCCAGGCCAGCAGGGACAAGAGCGGCTCGTCCAGTTCGTCCAGCCTGGGCCGGATGAGCACCCTGGCCAGCTCGTCCTGCACGGCCAGGTACTCCTGCTGCAGGGCCCTGGTCGCGGCCTGCACGGCCGGATCGTGCCGGATGGACACGGGCACGAGGTCGAGCAGGTCCACCTCGCGCAGGCTCCTACTCATCTTCCAGGCCTCCGTAGTTGACGCCGGGCGTGCCCTCCTGGGCCACCTGCCAGCGCTCCAGGGTCCTGAAGGCCGGGCTGGCGATGTCCACGCGCTTGGCGCCCGCGGCCATGCACAGGGCGGACAGTTTGGAGGGGTTTATGTCGCGGCCGAGCCTGCCCCGCTGCCAGGAGCGGTAGTCGCTCACGGCCTGCTGCACGGCCTGCTGGATCTGCTTCACGAAGGGCGCGTTGGCCGAGTCGAGCCAGTAGGTCAGCTGCAGGTCGTAGGGCACTGCCTCGGGCGGCTGCACGACCACCTGGTCCGTGTCCGGCCGGCGCTCCTCCGGGTCGAGCATGGCCGCCACCGCGTCCAGGATCGGCTTGTCGGCAATGGGATCGGGCACCAGGCCGCCCTTGAGCAGCGGCCGCACGTTCACCACGCAGGGCTCGGGCGAATACACGGCCACGTCGATGATGTCCTGGTGCGCGCTCATGGCCCAGTAGCGGTAGGCCCCGCGCGGCCCGGCCAGGCTGTAGCCCTCGGGCGCCTGGCGGATGCGCTCGCGATAGGCCTCGTCCGTCTCCACGTCCGCGCCGCCCGTGGTCGTGGTCGTGTTGGCCACCTTGGCCACGTGGGCCAGCGGGTCCACCAGGCGGTTGACCTGGCTGGGCAGCAGGCCATTGCCCTGGCTGCCCGCCTCCAGGCAGACCGCCTCAACGTCGACCCACTCGTCTTTGGCCTTGATCTCGGAGTATCCGCTCGTGGCGAACATGAGTTGGCCGTCCGGTGTTGCGCGGGTGCCGGCCGGGATGGCCACGGGATAATCGAGCGGCGTGGTGAGCGAAAAACGCAGCGTGGTCATGGCTGGCGCGGCCGCCAGGCGCGCGGTCTGGCGCTCCGCGCCCTTGTGGTCCAGGAACGCGCCGCTTGCGTAGCGCAAGAGGTTCATCTTGCCCGTGTGGTCGATGATGACCCGCTGGCGCGTGATGACCTCGGCCACGAACTCCAGCCACAGCCGCTCCGGGTTGCCTGGATAGAGCGTGCGGCCGGTTATGGCCTGGTGCGTGGCCAGCAGCCACTCGCGCACCTTGGCCGCGTCGGTCTCGCAGAACGAGACCTCGGGCAGGCTGGCCAGGGACAT